GAGTCCGATTCGTCCAGACATTGTACTTCGTGCCTTGTAGTAGCCTCTTGGGATAGTTCTAAGGTACCACTGAGTACCACCACCTTCTTTTGGTCGAGTGAAAGCACAATACACTTCCTCAAAATATCCAGGAACTCGGACAGCGAGCTGTCCCGTGAGGAGAGGTTCGATGCCAATGATGGCTCCTGTCTCTTGGTCAGTGTGAATGTTAAGGTGAGCGATCACAACAAGGTTTGCCTTGTAGTTGAGCATCGCTCGGAGCTTACCTTCCATCAGGTTGCGTACCATGTTGAAGTGGACGTTCCAGATGGGGCCGCCGGTTGGGGAGCGCTTCGGGTCGAGCTGGAGAGCACGTTCCATAGCCATGTCGGTCATCGCTGTGGTTGAGTCGCAGGACACGGTCTTGTACTTGCCGGATGCGATGAGTTCGGCAACCTCCCGCTCGTCCTTCTCGAACTGCGCCCAGCCGGAAGCAGACAGGTCGTACTCCAGGTAATCCCACCCGCCGTACCGAGCATACGTGGCTATCTTCTTGTCGAAGTTGAAGCACAGCCCGGGCGTTGGGAAGGATGCTGCGAATTCCGACTTGCCTGTCCCGAAGTCTCCGGTAATGAAGTACTTCCCGAATTCCTCAGTTGGGACGTAGTCGCTGGCGCACAGTAGTTTCAGGGTCACTAAAATCACCTCCCTTGTTCTCAAGTTTGATGGCGGTTATGTCTACGTGGTTTTCGCTGAAGACGATGTAGATGTTGAGTTGATCGTCCTTCATGAAGCTCACGGGTTCGTGGAACCTGATGATAAGAGTGTCCTTGTCTTTCAGGCTCTGCTCCACGGAGAGTTTAAGCTTTGTCATCAGATCTTCACCTCCCCTCGGAGAAGGGCAGCGCGCCGATCAGCTCGCTTCTTGGTTTCTGCCGTGATGTCCCAGGGGTCGTCCACGAAGAAACCGTCTTCATAGTAAACGTCGGTGATCGGCTTCTGCTGCTTGCACAGGGCACCGAATGCGCAGTTGCCGAAGGTATGGCAGGAGTCAAGTCGCATAGGCCACACACCGGTTTGCTTGCAACGCAGGATCTGCCGGGCGATGTCGAAGATGCCGAGTCGCCACTGGGCAATGTCAAAGGGCGTGTAGATCTCAGGTACCCGGTCGAAGTCGATCTTCGGCTTGCCATACTCGTTGGTGATGCGAGACTTGTAAGCCGACAGGTGGTGAATGACAATCAGGAATCCGTTCGGATGGACAGGGAGTTCCTGGGATGCGGCGTAGGTATAGCCAATGAACTGCGGGCTGTCGCGGAGTTGGGATGCCATGACGGAGATTTGCTTGCCGGTGGTCTTGTGGTCGATGATCCAGGGTTGGCCGTTGAGTTCGACTTCAAGGTCGATCATGCCAGTGAAGTAGAACATGGGTTCAACGGCTGCCGGGTCTTCACGTGTAACAGGGCCGGTGGTTGGACAGTCGTTACCGGCTACCAGTTCTTCTTCAGGATTCTCCGGGAACATTGGCAGGCAGAATACGTGCTCACTTTCGATGATCTTCAGCATCCCCTCATCGAAGGCGAAATGATCCATGTAACTGACAAGGGAGGTCATCAGGTTCTGCAGGTTGCGGTAGTCGTCGTAGAACGTCTGGCCGTTCGTGTACTCGTTCCACTCCATGCGAGCGGTGAGAACAGCCATCTCCAACGGCTTACCATCTCGAGTCCAGCCATGCTCAGCGATATGGGAATAGAAAGCGTCCATCGCTGCGTGCCAGACAATTCCGTAACGCAGGGCAGACGAACCGATCTTAGATTTCAAGTGGCGTTCGTACTGCCAGTAGAACTTGCGTAGACACTCCGCCGCGCATGATCGCTTCGTGTTGTCTAGTCGCAGAATTTCAGGGCGTACTTCACCTGTAGTGGTCATTTCTGTGTCCTCATCCAGGAGAGTTAGACCAAGCTGATGATGATACCAACTGGGTTGTAGTTGTTCTTGTAGAATGCGTTAACTGCGCACTCGATCTTGACGTTGTTTGCGATCAAGACGTTGACGATGCGGCTGAAGTCCGCCGGCACGTAGCCGAGCATGATGTATCCTGTGTCAGGCAGAGGTGCGAGGATACGGACTGCGTAGTCGTCAAACTTGTTGCCGACTTCAGGGTCGAGCCGCAGGATCTGTCCAAGGGTAAGGTTCTTGATGTAAGCGAGGCCAGGATGATGTTTCATCCCAGCGATGTGGCAGGAGATAATTGTCTTCTCAGGTACCATGTCAGACTCCTTCGCCTTTACCAGGCTTGTGCGGTTGCTACCGCTTGAGGAGGTTATGCAGCCATGTCACTTTGTGGCATGACTTTCTGGGTGGAGGTGGCTCCAGGCGGTGAGTGGCGGCACCGCCTGGAACCGAGTCCCCGACTAGGTGGGGATGACAGTTGGGTGAGACCTAGTCGGAGATGCCGGGGAGCTTGATCCCCAGGGAAGCCATGAGCAGCTTCGCCTGAGCCTTCTCCTCGTCGGAGAGGTTCTGGAAGTTGGCGGCCACATCCTTGAGGGAGACTTTGGGAGCCGCGGGAGCGCGAACAGTCCAGTCACCCGTCTTGAGGCCTTCCCAGACCTTCTCGATGGCTTCCTCGGCCTCGACGCCGCTCTTGCCCGCAGCCGCGTCTCCGAGTTTGTGGCCGAGTCCGAAGGGGACGAGCTTGTTCTGCACATCGCCGGGGAGTTCGGCAGGGTCGAAGATCATCTGACCCTTGGTGCCGCCCAGGACGGTGATGGCGACCTTGCCTTCGTAAGTGGCGAGGTCTTTCTCGAGCTTGCGTCCACGCTTGGTCACGTCCTCAGCGGTGGAGCCATTCTCGACAACTTTGGTTTCAGCGGTTTGCGTTTCGTCGCTCATGAGTGTTCCTCCTTGTAGGGTTGGTAAGTAATTCCACTGGATCACCTGGGTCTTCAGAGGTTCTGCGGTAGAAGGTTAGCTCGACCATGTAGGTCAAGTTGTGTTCACGGCAGAACGCCTGAAGCGCACTGACTGTCTTGAAGTGCATATGGACATCGAGCTGCGGAACTGACACCATTGTCAGGCCACCTTCAAGACCGTTTAAGATGAGTTGTTTGACGTCTGGCATTAGCTCGTCCCTCTAGTCAGATGGTCCGTTCGATTGTGCTGATACCATAACACACCGTTTTTGGACTGTCAATAGGAAAATTCAAGGTTCGATATGTTTTCCATAGGTGGCGATGTTTTCCTCGAGCTGGTGTTCGAGATCCTTGACCCGTGCGCGAAGGCCATCGACTGTGCCGAGGAGTAGGCTGTTCTCGTCCTTGAGATCGAGGACGTCCTGGGCGCGGTAGATGTGCCAGTAAAAGGCATCCACCAGTTCGGCCACTTTGTGACACGACTCACTTCTTCCAAAGAAAGTCTGCAAAATGGCGATGCAGCATACGTGCGAGGATACTCCCGATTGGTTCAAGGTCACGAATCGTTTCAGGGTCTTCTTGTTCATAGCGGCGTCTCCTTTCCTGGGCGTTGGGGTGGTCGTGAGAGTCTTCGTCAATGGCCAGTACGGCCACGAGATCACTGACATGGAAGTAATCTACCTGGACATCGCAGTCTTCGATGTAGACGCGCTCGTCCTTTAGTACAAGTCCAGATGCCTTGGTTACAGTGTAGTCCCCATGCACTCGATATACTACGAAAAGTCTAGCCATTAGAATCTCCTCTCACGGGAGAAGCTTATAGGCCACAGTGCATATCGGGATGCCGCCGCTGGTCTTTGTCGGCTCGTACTTGACGAGGAGCTGGCGACCGATAAGCTTATCACGAATTTTCCAGTAGTTGATGCGATTGATCTTGGTCAACTCCGGGCCTGTACCTACAGCGAATTGGGTGCCGTCAGCACCTTGGACGATGAATGATCCGAGCATTCCCTCGGCCCAGCCTGTGCCCTCGTTGTAGCCGACGATAAGGTAAGCGTCTTTACGGTGCGGCTTGAACTTGAGCATTTCAGCTGGGCGTTTGGCTACACCTGAGCCATCGGGGTTGGAGTAAACACCGAGCGGGTGACGAAGGATAATGCCTTCGTAGCCCTGGGTAATGTACTCCGTGCAAGCTTCCATCCACGTCTCGACTGAGATGATGTCGAACGAGACTTTGTGGATCGGGCCTTGGAATAGGTCGTGTTTCTGTTCAAGTTCGTTGAGGTGTTCAAAGCGCCGCCACTGTGGGTCTTCTTCCTGGAGATCGAAGATGTGCGCTTCGAGTTCAAGG